CCTTAACCCCTCCCCAACCCCCGGTTCCGACCCTGACGGGTCGGCCGACGACGTCGGGCAGGCTGGCGGCGCTGGCGCGGCCGATGGCGACGAGCCGCGGAGCTTCCGCCGGGAGCTGATGACCCGGGGCATCGGGCTGATCTGCGCCAACACCGGCCGGTCCGAGCACTCGGCCCGCGGCCTGATCGGCCACTGGCTCGGCATCGCCCACGACGAGGCGGTGGTGGTGCTCGGCCTGATCGAGGAGGCCGACGGCCGCGAGTTGGCCGATTTCTCGACCTGGGTCGAGCGGCGCCTCCAGGCCCGCCGCGAGGCGACCGGCCGACGCCCGGACCGCGGGCGCCCTGCCCAGCCAGCGCCGACGGGCCTCGCCGCCCGCCTCATCCGTCAGCACGCCGCATCCCAGATGGGAGCCTACGATGTCGAACCGCCTGCCATCGACGCGAACGACCCCGACGCCGGCCCAGGTCGAGGAGAGGATCTCGGCACTCCATGGCAGGCTGGAGGCGCATCCCGTCCTTCCGACCCGCTGCTGCGTGCGGCGGGACAGGGCGGCCACGACAGCCGAGCGTCGAGTGCTCTCCGACGTCGCCGCGCGGCTTAACGCCGAGCTGACGGCGCCCTCGGATCCCCGCCACGTCGACACCGTCGTGACCCGGGTCCTCCTCGGATTCGAGCAGGGGCGCGGGCGCGGCGACGACGAAAACGAGGTGCTGATCGCGGAGTACGTGGCGGCGCTGAAGGCCCTCCCGCTGGCCGCGATTCACGCGGCGGCGGAGCGCTTCCGGTCGGGCGAGACGCTGCGGCCCTGGGTGAAGCGCTGGCGGCCCTCCCCAGCCGAGTTCGCCGACGAGGCGCGCGAGGGCCTGATCCCGCTCCGGACGCAGCTCCTGCGCATCCGCCGCGTGCTCGAGGCGGAGATCTACGACGTGCCGACGGCCGAGCAGCGCGCGGAGGTCGAGAAGGCGGCCGAGGCGCACCTGCAGCGCATGCGGCAAGCCGAGCCCGAGCGCCGGCGCGCCGAGACGCCGGCCGAGATCGCCCGGGCGCAGCGGGCGAAGCTGGACGAGGACCTCGCCCGGCTCCGCGCGACGGGGCACGGGCCCGACATCGGCCGGCTGATGGCCCGCCTCGACCAGCGCCAGGGGCTGACCGGAGGTGCGTCGTGAGGCCGAACCTCTGGGAGATCGAGCTCCGCCAGCGCGAGGCGGCACAGAAGGCCGCCGAGGAGGCGGCGGAGCAGGCGGCCAAGCGCCCGGTCGAGCGCTCCTGCGCATCCTGCGGGGTGTTCGGCGCTTCGTTCGGCTTCGGCGTGTTCCGGAATCGCAGCGACGGCATGTGGTCGTGCGCCGATCCGGACTGCCGCGCGATCGTCGAGGCGCGCGTGGCGGTGCCGGCAATGCCGGCCGCGCCCGCCCGGGCTGATCCGCCGGCGGCTGACCTGTTCGGCCGCTCGGCCGCGTAGGGAGAGCGCGTAACCGGTGCTGATGGCGAACCCGCTGAGGATCGAAGGCCCGGACCCGCCGGCCATGACGTGCGCGGACGTGGAGCGGTGGCTGGTGGCGGCGTTCATGGCCTTCACCAGCTCGGGCATCTTCAGTGTCCGGTCGAACCGGCTCCAGCCGAACGACCCGCAGGAGATGCGGGCGACCTTCGACTGGATCGTATTCTCGGCCGAGATCCTGGGCGCGGCCAGCCCGGAGCGGATCGCGCTCCTCACCTGGGCCCGGGCGAAGGCGCGGCGGCGGATCCGGCGGCACCGGCGGCTCCGGCTGCTGCGGGAGGTCCCGGGCGGCACCGTGACCGATTACTGCGCGGAGGTGGGCGTCCAGCGGCGCACCTTCGACCGGCGGCGGAAGCGCGCCTGTCACCGCCTCGCCGATGCCTGGAACGCAAAGGTCACGGGCACGCCGGAGTGACGCAGGCATAGATCACGCTTGCGTGTGTCCAAAAACGGGACGCAGATCAGGTGTCACGGATCGACGGAAGGTCGACCGCCTCAAGGGGCACCACCGTGGCAGCGTCCAGGACCAAGGCCATCACCCTCGCCGGCTCGCCGGCCACCCACACGCACGAGCGGTTCGCTCGGCCGGAGCGGCGCCGGGATCCGCGCGGCGACCGGTACGACCATGCCGGCGCCTTCGACCCGCGCACCGACCTGTCGAAGCCGGTCCGGGGCAGGCGCGGGCCGATCGAGACGGCGGCCGTGGCGGTCGACGATCCGTGGACCCCGGGCGGCCGTAGCCTCGCCGCGGTCAACCGCCGGGTCGACGTTCTGGAGATGGAGCGCTCGCACGGGCGGCTCACGGTCTCGCAGTACGAGGTCGGGCGCCAGGTCCAGGCGATCTTCGAGCGCGCCTCCGGCGCCCGGCTCGGCTCCATGGACTTCGGCGTCCGCGGCTCGAAGGACATGACCATCGCGCACGAGCTGTCGGTCATCTACGCGATCGACGACGCCCGGCTGGTGGCGAAGCTCAAGGACAAGGTCGTCCGGGCCGTCGGTGTGCCCGGCGCCCGATTCCTCCACGAGGTCCTGACCGGCCGGCAGACCTTCGCCCAGTTCGCCGAGGCGCGCGGCAAGGGCGGCGACCGCGGCACCAGCCAGATCGCCGCGCACTTCCGGATCCTGATGGAGAACCTCGACGAGGACTTCGCGGCCGAGGGCGTGGCGAACGTGCAGGAGCGGTTCTTCCAGGGCCAGAAGACCGGCGAGGAGACCGACGCGCGCGGGCGGGCTGTCCCGGCTGGCCAGGGGCAGTACTGGGGCGCCGAGAAAGCCCGCTACGCTCCGCAGGCCAAGCCCGACGTCCAGCGGGCCGTCGCCGGCCGCGGGCGGGTGCGGGACATCGTGGCGGCGCGGTGCCGCGTCGGCGGTGAGGCCTGACGGCGTGTGCAGCGGCCACCTCGCCGTCTATCCGCCGCTCGGGATGCGGCGGGTTGAGCGGCCACGGGTCCGGTACGAGCGCCTCAACCGCTTCGCGGCCGACCGGATGCTCGCCGCGCGGTCGCCGTCGGCGCACCGCTTCTGGAGGCGCGTGCTCAACTCAACGGTGACGACCGAGGATACCTGGGTGCGCGACGAGGCGTTCTATGCCGCGTGGCGTGGGCCGTACCCGCCAGCCTCGTGACACCGGCTATCCGATGCGCCAGCATGGGCGTGTCGGAACGGAGGCGATGCGGTGAAGATAACACCTCGTGAGCTGAATGGTGTGTTCAGGCTAAATTATGGCCGAGGGACCGGTACATGTTTTCTCTATAATACTGAAGCGGGATGCTGCTTCGCTACTGCCGCCCATAACTTGGCTGGCTGCGTTGCAGGCGACAACGTCCTCCTCCAGCGCAACAATGATTGGGTAAAAGTACCAATCCAAGAAATATTATTCGACGCCGATGGTCGCGACGTATGTGTGTTTTCCTCGGGGCTGTTTAACATAACGGACCTTCTCAAGCCTTACGAAGGTTGGAAGGGTGCCTGGATTGGCGACAATGTTATGTTTATCGGCTTCCCTCATGATCTAGTGAATACATACCCAGGCAATGGGTGGCCATCTCCATTAGTACGGAGGGCGTGTTTCAGCGGCGTAATCCAAGTCGACGGCTTCGACGTCATCATCTTGGACGGTTTCAACAACCCGGGCTACTCTGGCGGTCCTGTTTATCACACAGACGCCGACGGTAACATGGCCTTATTTGGCGTGGTTTCTGGTTATAGATTTGAGCGCCCAAGCAACGGTAAGATATACAAGAAGGATGAAAATGGTAGAGAAGAGGCACTTCCCGACCTATATGTTAAAGCAAATAGCGGAATGATACAGGTAATCAGCGGGACTGTTGTCGACGATCTTGCAAGAAAATTAAATAAACTCAACCCAAACAACAAGCCGCCAATTGCAGTCTGCTGATCAACCCGCCCCCACGACACCGCGCCGGTCCGCTTCGCCCTAACCGGCTTGACCCGTCGGGCGAAACCGTCCATTCCGTTCAAGTCGCGAGACGCACGCCCGGGGCTGAGAAGCCGCCGGGCGTTTGCATGTCCGCGTTGGAATGTAGCTCAGTCGGTAGAGCGCCCCGCTGTTAACGGGGTGGTCGCAGGTTCGAGCCCTGCCGTTCCAGCCACGTCTTCGAACCCGCTCAACAGCTTAGGCGTTGCCCCGTGAGACGCGGGCGGTGTTCCATGTCATGATCGGTCCCCGATGAGCGCCCACGCTATCGTCACCGCGATCGAGGAGGAGAGCAACGCGCTCTGCCGCCTGCGCGCGACCGGGCGCCAGGACGTCGACCTCGAAGCCCGCGACCACCACTGCCGGCGCATTCGGTCGCTGATCCGCCAGCTCCGGCCGCTGATCGGGACCGTCGAGAAGCGCACCTTCGGCCCGTCCGGACAGAGCGAGAAGGGCAAGCCGTTCACCGTCGCGAGGCGGCGTCGGGCGGCTTGACCACATCTTACCGGTGCCGGTGCCGATGAGCACGCTCGGGCGCAGGCCCGTTGTTGCGGTCGCATCCGATGCAGACGCGAGGATCCCAAGGCAGATCGACGCCTAAGGGTTTGACGCTGAGCGTCCCAAGTGTGACCGAGCCGGTATGCTCGGGCGGCGAGTTCGCAAAATGCGTCTCGCCGGACGGCTCCGAGGACGCATCAACGGCCTCAGCATTGCCGGCGGCTGCGAGCAGCGCCCCACACAAAAACCAGATCGCCATCCTTTGTCGGGTCGGCATCGCCTTCCTTCCATCGTGGCGCGTCTTCTCGGCCAATGCAGCGCAGAGGGATAGGGTCGCGTAAGCAGTTTCTACGCATCGGATACCCAGTGCGATCGATCGGCAACACTGATCTTGCGCCCTGCCGCAGTACCTCCGACTGCCCACGTCGGGGATGATCCGACACCCCGATGCGGAATTACCAAGACATTTCCGCAAGAACCGTCCCGCCGGCGTAAATAGCGCAGCAAAATGAGTGACTTAACCGCGATTTCAGGGTCGCGGCGAACCGCCCGCGCCCGGGGCAGAATAAAAACCCAAGAGGCCGCGAAGGCGGTTCTGGCCACCCGGGCGGTGGCCTACCTCCGGGTCTCCACCGACGAGCAGGCCGCTCACGGTTTCGGGCTGGAGACGCAGGAGCGAGCCCTCCGCGCCTTCGCCGAGAGCCAGGCCTACGAGCTCGTCGCCGTCATCACCGACGCGGGCGTGTCCGGAGCAACACGGCCCGCCGACCGGGCCGGCTTTGGCGAGGTCCTGCAACTCGCGGCCGACGGGAAATTCTCGGTGCTGCTGGTCTACCGGTTCGACCGGCTGGCCCGCGAGATCCGGTACGCCGTGACCACGGTGGCGGATCTGGCCGAGACGCACGAGGTCGGCATCCGGTCCGTCACCGAGCCGATCGACACGGCGACGCCGATGGGGCGCACCGTGTTCGCGATCCTCGCTGGCATGGCGGAATCGGAGCGGTTCACGATCCGGGACCGGACCGCGGGCGGGAAGCTGGCCAAGGCCGGACGCGGCGGCTTCGCCGGTGGTCGGGTCCCCTACGGCTACGCGACCGACCGGGCGGGCGGCCTCGTCATCGTTCCGGAGCAGGCGGCGGTCGTCCGGCGCATCTTCCGGGAGCGGGGCCGCGGCAAGCGCCCGCGGGCGACCCTCCAGGCCATCGCCGAGGGCCTGAACCGCGACGGCATCCCCTCCCCGACCGGCCGCCGGTGGCGGCACGACACGGTCGGCTACGTCCTCGACAACCCGAAGTACCGCGGGGCGGTCGAATACCTGTTCACCTGGACCGGCGCCGAGCAGCACGTGCTCCAGCCGGGCGCCCATGAGGCGATCATTTTTTGACCGCACGCCCCGACTTCACCCCGGCCGACGCGGACCGGGCGCTTCGCCATGCGCAGCGCCTCCAGCGCGATCCGGCGGCCCAGGCCTACGGCGACCAGCTGCGCCGGCAGGGCGTCATCGGCCGCCCGGCCGCCACGCCGCTCCCGGCCGAGACCCCGTACGACGAGGCCCGGGCCGGCGAGTTCGAAGTCCGGCGCTCCATGGCGATGCTGAGGGTCCGGTGATGCTGAAGCGCCTCGTCCTCCGCTTCCTGCTCCGCGGCCAGCCGGCCGCGCCCGCGCCGATCGTACACCGCGGCGAGCGCGAGCTGACGACCGGCCCCGACCTCGGCGCGCCGGCCGGCCCGGTCCCGAAGCTCTCCTACGACGAGGCGCTCCGGTGCTTCGGCGTCCACCAGGGACGATGACGATGCCCCGCCTCTGCGCCGCCGTCCTGCTCGTCGGCATCGCCGCGGCGCCCCTGCGTCCGCGCCGGCCGGCCGCCGTCGTGTTCGCGCGCCGCGCCCTCTCCGACGACGTGCGCGTGTCGGCCGAGCGCCTGACCCTCCTGTTCGGCGACATGCCGTCCCGGGCGGTGCACTGATGCGCGGGATCGTCGGCTTCCGGCACGCCGCCGGCATCCTCCTGGTGCTCGTCGCCGGCTGGGCCTGGGTGTGGGTGTTCGATCGCCCCGCGCTGGCCGCGACGGTCGGGTACCGCATCGAGGTCCGTGCCTGCCGCGGCTCCGACTGCCGCCTGCTCCCGGTCTCCGGCCGGCGCTGGATCGGCCGCTTCGCCTGTGAGGGCCACGCCTCCAGCATCGAGCAGTTCGGCGAGGCCCCGCGCGGCCGCACGCTGTCGGCGCGCTGCGTGGCGGTCGAAGGGATGACGGGGGCCTGATGGCGAAGACGGCGTTCACGACCGAGGAGCTGCTCCGCTCTCAGGCTGAGATGAGCGAGCGGCTCCGGCGCCTGCGCGAGGACAACCTCGCGAGCGCGCTGTTCGGCCAGTCCACCTCGCAGACGTCCGACACCTTCGACTTCCGCACCATGCGGCCCGCCGAGGCCCGGGAGCCCTCGCGCTTCGACGGCATCGAGGTTGTCGACCTGGAGCCCGACGCCGACGGCGTCTGGTCCGTCCCGGCCGAGATGCTGCCGTTCGTGCGGGCGCTCTGATGCTGGCTCGCCCTCGCCCGCCGGAGCGGCTGCTCGGCCAGGAAGGCGCCCTCACCGCGCTCCCGTTCGAGCCGGCGCCCGAGCTGGAGGCTTGGGCCCGCGCCGCCTTCATCAACGAGGACGCGGTGCTGCTGAACGAGGAGCACGCGCACCTCCGCGAGGCGACGCTCGGCTTCATGTGGACGTCGGTGCCGAACGCGCGCGGCGGGAATGGCATCGTCGGCCAGGCCGAGATCCCGTCCCTCCAGGGCGGGAAGTGGGCCCGGGCCCGGTTCTTCCAGCAGGTCGAGGCGTGGTTCGGCCTCGTCCCCGACTTCATGATCACGCTCGACGCCGGCTTCGCGGATCAAGCCGACGACGCCACGTTCTGCTCCCTCGTCGAGCACGAGCTGTATCACTGCGCGCAGGCGAAGGACGCGTTCGGCGCGCCGCGGTTCTCGAAGGCAACGGGCCGGCCGATCTTCACGATGCGCGGCCACGACGTCGAGGAGTTCGTCGGCGTCGTCGCCCGCTACGGCGTCGGTGCGGCGGCGGGCCAGACCGCGGCGCTGGTCGAGGCGGCCAACCGGCCCCCGATCGTGCGCGAGGCGGACATCGTCGGCGCCTGCGGCACCTGCGGGCGCCGGGTTTGATCCTGAATTGACGGATTCGCGACTGTGTCGACGCTCTCCGACGAGGTGAAAACCTTCATCGTTCAGCAGCTTGCGTGCTTCGACCCGCCCTCGGTGGTGGTGAAGGCGGTCAAGGCCGAGTTCGCCGAGACGGTCTCGCCGCAGCAGGTCGAGGCGTACAATCCAGAGCGGCGCGCCGGGCAGGGTCTGAGCGAGCACTACCGGGAGCTGTTCCGCGTCACCCGGGAGCAGTTCCTGGACAACGCGGCGTCGATCGGCATCTCGCACCGTGTGACCCGGCTGCGCGCGCTGCAGCGCCTCGCCGAACGGGCGGAGACGCAAGGGAACATCGCGCTCGCCGCCCAGCTTCTGGCGCAGGCCGCGAAGGAGGTCGGTGGCGTCTTCACCAACAAGCGGGAGAACGAGCTGACCGGCAAGGACGGCGCCCCGCTGGTGGATGGCGGGATCACCGTCGCGTTCGTTCGGGCGGCGCCCGTCGATGCGGGTTGAGTTCCCGGAGAAGCTCGACTTCCTGTTCGAGCCGGCCCGCTACAAGGTCGCGTACGGCGGTCGCGGCGGGGCGAAGTCCTGGGGCTTCGGCCGGGCGCTCGTGATCCTCGGCGCCCAGCGGAAGCTTCGGGTGCTCTGCGCCCGCGAGTTCCAGAACAGCATCGCGGAATCGGCACACGCGCTCCTCGTGCAGCAGATCGACCTCCTCGGGCTGTCGCACCTCTACGACACGCAGGAGAAGCGGATCCTCGGGACCAACGGGACCGAGTTCATCTTCAAGGGGCTTCGGCACAACGTCGCCTCGGTGAAGTCGACCGAGGGTGTGGACGTGTGCTGGGTCGAGGAGGCCCGCACCGTCTCGAAGACGTCCTGGGACGTGCTGATCCCGACCATCCGCAAGGAAGGCTCGGAGATCTGGATCAGCTTCAACACCGAGCTGGAGGGAGACGAGACCTACCAGCGCTTCGTGGTCCACCCGCCGACCGGCGCGCGGGTCGTGAAGATCGGCTGGGAGGACAATCCCTGGTTCCCCGACGTGCTCCGACAGGAGGCGTTGGACCTGAAGGAGCGCGACCCGGTCGCCTACGAGACGGTCTGGGGCGGCAACTGCAAGCAGGTCCTCGACGGGGCGATCTACACCCACGAGATCCTGGCCGCGACGCGGGCCGGCCGGTTCCGGAGGGTCGAGTTCGACCCGACCAAGCCCGTGCATACGTTCTGGGATCTGGGCCGGGCCGACAAGACGAGCATCTGGTTCGCCCAGCAGGTCGGCTTCGAGTTCCGGCTCATCGACTTCTACGAGAACCGCGGCTTCGCGCTCGGTCACTACCTGGAGATGCTGGAGACCCGCCGCGCCGGTTGCCGCTACGCCTACGGCGAGCACTGGCTTCCGCACGACGCGCAGAACGAGCTCCTCGCCTCCGAGCGCACGATCGAGCAGCAGATGTGGGCGGCCGGGCACGAGGTCCGGATCACGCCGAAGCTCTCGGTCGCGGCCGGCATCGACGCGGCCCGCCAGGTGTTCGCGCGCTGCTGGTTCGACGAGGACCGCTGCGCCGACGGTATCCAGGCGCTGCGGAACTACCGGTACGACGTCGACCCGAACACGCAGGCCTTCTCGAAGAACCCGCTGCACGACTGGGCGAGCCATGCGGCCGACGCCTTCCGCTACTTCGCCGTCGCGATCGCCGAGCCCCGCCCGGACGATCCACCGGTGAGCACCCCGAACGACCGCTACGACCGGCGCCGCCGTCGCGAGCGCTCTGAAACGCACGAAGGTACCGGATGGGCGTGACGGATGACGACGCGCCGGCCGACGAGGCCGTGTCGCCGGAGGAGCAGGCGCTCCTCGACCGCGAGGCGCTGTTCCGCAAGCACCGGGTGTGGTTCCGCGCCGACCGCGACGCGTCGTCGGACTGGCGGAAGGAGGCCACGACCGACTTCGACTTCGTGGCGAGCCGCCAGTGGGATCAGCGCGACCTCTCCGTGCTGAAGGAGCAGAACCGGCCCCCGATCACGTTCAACCGCGTCCTGCCGGTCATCAAGGCGGTGGCGGGCTCCGAGGTCTCAACCCGCCAGGACATCCAGTACCTGCCGCGCGAGGTCGGGGATTCCGCGCTGAACGAGGTCCTCACCGAGGCGTCCCGCTACCTCGCGGACGAGGCCGATGCGGAGGACGAGGAGAGCGACGCCTTCGTGGATGCCGTGATCTGCGGCATGGGCGTCATCGAGATGCGCCTGGACTACGAGGTCAACCCGGACGGCGCCTACGTCGAGGACCGGGTCAACCCGCTGGAGATGTTCTGGGACCACACCGCGACCAAGCGCGGGCTGTCCGACGCGCGCCGGGTGTTCCGGGCGAAGACGATGGACCGGGCCGAGGCCGAGGGCCTGTTCCCGGATGTCGACCCGGGCGACCTCGACGCGGCCTGGGCCGAGGATCGCGACGGCGGCGAGACGCACCACCAGCTCCAGCCGGGCGAGCACCGCATGGACCGCCGCGAGGCGGCCGACGCCGGCACGGACCGCGTCACCATCGTCGAGGTGCAGTGGTGGGAGCGGAAGAAGGTCGCGATCGTCATCGACCCGCAGACCGGCGAGCCGATGGACATGGATCCGGCCCAGGCGAAGGTGCTGGTGCAGCGCGCCGCCGCGATGGGCATGCCGCCGGTGCGGGTGTTCCACCAGATGAAGCGCGTCTACCGGCGCGCGTTCCTCGGCGCGACCGTGCTGGAGGAGGGCCCGGCCCCGGCCGGCGACCGCTTCTCGTACGCCTTCCTCACGGGTGACCGGGACCAGAACAAGGGCTCGTGGTTCGGGATCGTGCGCCCGATGCGCGACCCGCAGCGCTTCGCCAACACGTTCCTCAGCCAGACGCACGACATGCTCAACCGCCAGGCCAAGGGCGGTGTGCTGGCGGAGACGTCGGCCGTGAAGGACGTCCGGCAGTTCGAGGCCAGCTTCGCGAAGCCCGGCGCCACGACGTGGGTGAACCCGGGCGCGCTCCGGTCCGGCGCGATCAAGGACAAGCCGCTGCCGGTCCTGCCCTCGGGGCACTGGCAGCTCATGGAGTTCGCGATCGGCTCCATCCGCGATTCCTCCGGCGTGAACCTGGAGCTGCTCGGCCAGCAGCAGAACGATCAGGCCGGGATCCTGGAGTACCACCGCAAGCAGGCGGCGATGAACATCCTCGCCACCGCGTTCAGCGCGCTGCGACGGGCCCGGAAGCACATCGGCCGGGTGCGGCTCTACTTCATCCAGCGCTACCTCTCGGACGGGCGCCTCGTGCGGATCACCGGGCCGGCTGGGCAGAAGGTCATCCCACTCCTGCGCGACCAGACCGCGGGCGACTTCGACGTGATCATCGACGAGGCGCCCTCGTCGCCGAACCAGCAGCAGGTGGTGTGGCAGACCTTCGTGTCGGTGCTGCCGATCATCCGCGACATGATCACCCCGCAGGTGCTGCTCGAGGTGCTGCCCTACTCGCCGTTCCCGGACAGCTTCGTCGCCAAGATGCGCGAGCTGCTCGCGACCCAGCAGCAGGATCCGCAGGCGCAGCAGCAGAAGCAGATTGCCCTGCAGACCGCGCTTACAGCGATCGAGGAGAAGGCCGCCGGCGCCGACCTGAAGCGCGCCCAGGCCGAGCATCAGCGCTCGCTGAGCACGTACGACAAGGTCGACACGGTCGGGCGCACCCTGGAGATCGCGCACGGCACCCAGCAGACGTCGCAGGGCGCCGCTCCCTCACCCGAGCAGCAACGGCACGCCGCCCCGGCTCCAACGCCTTTCCCCGTGGATCGGGCGCCCTTCGCGATGCCGCCGCCGCCCGCCGCCGGGCCCGAGCGGTACCCGAGCCAGGTCGGCTTCTGATCCGCAGGCCTGCTGATGAAGCTCGTCCAGCTCCGGATCTACTCCGGCGACCCCAAGACCCCTGGCGAGGCGGTCTACGTCGCCCCGGACAACGTCGGCATGGTGGAGAACGGCATGGCCGATCCGCCCGCCTCCCAGGTGTGGCTCAAGGTCGGCACCCCGATGCTGCTGGTCGAGGGCTCGCCTGAGACCGTCGCGGCGCTGATCGCGGAGGACGGCATTCGCCGCGCGCCGCCGCCGCCCCGTCCTGCCCCCGATCCCGCGCGCCCTCGTCCTGACGGCATGTCTTGGCGCGCCTGACCCCTTCCGCCCGCCGGCGGCGCACGCCGGCTTCCGTACCCTTCACGTCACGAGGACATTATGGACGACAACGACTTCGCCCCCACCAGCGACAACGCCGAGGGCTTCTCGGCCGAAGAGCAGGCCGCGATGGACGCCTACGAGCGCGGCGACGAGGCGCCGTCGAGCGCCGCGGCGCCGGCGGCCGAGGGTGCCCCGACGGGTGGTGATGTTGCCCCGGCCGCCGCCGCCCCCGAGGCCACGCCCGGCGAGGTCGTCGACCCCGAGACCGACGCCGCCACGCCCGACGAGAACAAGGGCAAGTTCGTCCGCCACGGCGCCTTCCACCAGGAGCGCGAGCGTCGGAAGGCCGTCGAGAAGGAGCTGAACGACCTCCGCGAGAAGTATGCGCGCGGCGACGAGCGGATGCGGGTGCTGCAGGAGGCCATGCAGGCCCGGCAGACGCCGGCCGCGGCCCAGCCCGAGACCCCGCCCGCGCCGCCCAGCCCCGACGAGGACATCTTCGGGTACGCGAAGCACCTGGAGAAGCAGATCGAGGACCTGCGGAACGGCCTCACCCAGGAAACCACCCGCCAGCGTCAGGAGCGCGAGGTCGGCGAGGTCATCCGAGACTACCAGTCCGACCTCAACCGCTTCGCCTCGACCGAGCCGACCTTCGCCGACGCGTTCCGTCACGTCATGCAGAGCCGGACGGCCGAGTATGCGGCATTGGGCGTGCCCCCGGACCAGATCCAGCAGGCGCTCCAGCAGGACGAGTTCCAGATCGCCCTCGAAGCCCGGAAGGCGGGCGTCTCGCCGGCCGAGCGCATCTTCCAGATCGCCAAGGCCCGCGGGTTCGCCCCGAAGGCCGGGGAGCCGGCGCCGGCCGCCGCGCCTGTCGAGACCCCGGCCCAGAAGGTCGAGCGCGTCGCCGCCGGCCAAGCCGGCCCGGGCAAGTCGCTGTCGGCCGCCGGTGGCGCGCCGGCCGGTGAAATCACTTTCGAGATGCTTGCCAGCATGAACGAGAGGGAATTCGAGGCCTTCGCGCTGAAGAACCCAGAAAAGCTCGCCCGCCTGATGGGCGCAGAGGCCTAGCGTTTACACCTACAATACTTCCCCAACCTGCATGTTCCAATCGCGATATTGTCGAGATCAGGTCTCATCTTTCAGACGAACGAAAGAGCCTACAAAGACGTTCGATCGCAAATCGCGGAACTAAATGTATCAAAATAGTAAGCTTTTTCATACAGAAAGGCTCTAAGCTGTTGCAGCATTTCTCTGAACATCGCTTCCAATTTGGGTGTGTTGATGTATGACGTCGTTTAGCATATATCTTGAAGCTTTGGCTTGTCGTGCCAATCACCTTCGCGATCTAATCAGGCGTGCTCGAAAAGCCGAGTCGGAAGTTGATATAGTATTGTCTAATGATGAAATCATTGCTCGAATGGTCAGTGGTGAATTGGCCGCATTTAAGGCCGCGACTGCTCTGCATGAGGAGCAGGTGGAACGTCATAGGAAGATAATTGAAGACAGGGATGATTTTTTTAGTAAAAAATGGCTATTTCGACTAAAGAACAGAGCACACGGGCTTAAAATCGAAGAAAGTTTCGAGGACGCCCGCCTAAGCATGAGAAAATTTGCAGATTCTGCTTCAAGATTTAAGGAAATATATTCTGAAAAAGTGGCGTTTTATCTGGTCGGCCCTGGTCAAGATGACGTGATTGCAGAAAAGCTTCAGCAAATTCAGAGAAATAAGGATGCAGCAAGGCGGAGAAAGATCGCAATTGATGAAGCATCTGATGCTCGCGCTGAACTTGAACGCGTGGAAATCCTACTAGAAAGTCTGCAAGGTCGGACATGGTTGGCGCCGTCAGACGAGCTGTACCCGCAGTCCGTTCAGGGGCTTAACAACATACTGCACAATGGCTCACGGGTAAGTAGTGGCGTATTCCGAGAAGAAGTAGAAAAGTTCCCACTTCGTCGCGTGCCGAGCATCGTCGATTTGGAGGCGTTCAAACATATAACAAAAGAAGAAAAAGAGCGCTGGTCTGCGGCTGGACTTGGATTGTTTCAGAAATCGATCAGTCGAGACAAGGTGGTGGCTAGAAATATGTTAGAGAGCGAGAAGTGGATCGGTTCAGTCGAACATGGTGTACCAGGCGATCCTCATACAAATTACCTAGAGCGACTGCAGGCGCCTGTTCTCAACGACCCAGCGGTAGGAGTACTATTCTACTGGGTCGCGCTATCGGCAGAGGCTGCTCATGTCCAATTTCGTCCGAGACGCGCAAACGAAGAGCAGGACACTTGCCGCATTCAAGATTATCTAAAGCAAAAATTGCACTCGTTGGGTCGCGATTTATTTGACACTCTAGGTTTCGGGCCAAATTTCCCCTGCTGGACGGCCATTTTTGAGGTCGATAAATACAGGGCCGAGCCTGAAATTGGTGCCGATTTCGGTTTAATATTAGATTATCGCACCGCTGATGGACAGCGGAACGTTTGCGCGGCATTGATACAGAGCAAGCCTCAATTGGAAGGCGTTTCGTCAATTTTTACGCCGGCTAAAGTTGGGAAAGCGGGGACTTCTCGCGCTGCCAATCAGCAACTGGCGGCCCTTACAAGCATTCCGAGGATCGGATGGTATGCCTTTTTCAACATAAATCCTAATGTGGGGCTTCCTATTACGATAGCATCGGCAGATAAAATTTGGTCTGAAGCGAAAAAGAAATCAGGCGCTGCAGTGCCAGCGCAGCTGACCCGCCAGCAGTGTGAAGTCTATACTGATCAGTTCGCTGTTGATCTACCCACGTTTCTTGGATTTGTGTTGCCAGGACATGGGAAGAATTTCAGTTCGACTGCAGAGGCGATTAAGGCTCTGGGAGAAAAGAGACATGTTTCCGGGATTGATACGACAGAGAAGCTCGCTAGCGCGCTCGTAATCTGCCGAGTGGGAGTTCCGGGTCTAGATCCATTTGAGAAAGATCTGCTTAAAAGCTTCGGTTACGTCCAGAATTCCATGGATGTCGCAGATGAGGAAATGCATCGTATGCGCCCGCGGGCGCCTCGCGATCAGAGCGGGCAAACTTTTGGTCGCTGAGTGAGGCCGGCCGACGTTGTCGCTCGTGTTTTTTGCTAGGTCGTGGCAATCATTTTAAGCGGCTGCTCATCATCATAAGATTAATACTTAGATTTCGATTTATTTTTATCGACGATGGTCAGTATGTGCAACTTATATACGAGAGGAAGCTGAGGACAAAGCAATTATTACTTCGAAAATGAATCTAATAGTCTCATCTGAATTGTAGGCGATCCAAACGGAGCAGCTTCGAAGCGATTATCCGCTCGGGCGAGGCATAGCTCCTTGACCCGACGGGCGAAACACTGGATATCGCCAATGTCGCGTGACGTGCGGGCCCCGTAGCCCCGTCTTGCGCCTTCTCAGTTTCCGACCAGCCCACTCGCCGTACCCTGCTGTTCCCAGCGGGGCGCTTTCGCTTGTCTGGTCGTTCGATTGGCCCCCGTCACAGGGCTCGCCCGGCCGCGTCACAGCCTCCGTCCGCGCCACGAACGGCGCCCGTCCGATCACCGTCCCCAACGGTCACCTGGGGCCCGGCTTCCGTCCGCGCGGCGACGACACGGCCCGCACGCACCCCTCCCCCACGGAATCCAGCCTTCAGAGGCAACCCATGTTCACGAACTTCGGCATCGGCGATCCGATGGCCCAGAAGCTGTGGAGCAAGAAGCTCGCAGTGGAGGCCAACAAGTCCATCGATATCGACCCGCTGGTCGGCACCTCCGATGGCTCCATCATCCAGGAGAAGACCGAGACCAAGAAGGGCAACGGCGACCAGGTCACCTTCGGCCTGCGCATGCAGCTCAAGGGCGACGGCTTCACCTCCGACGACGTCGCCGAGGGCAACGGCGAGCAGCTCGGCACCAACTCCGACAAGGTGACAATCGACGAACTCGGCCACGTGGTCGGCGTGAAGTCGGACAACACCATCGACGCCCAGCGCGTGCCGTTCAACCTGCGTGAGCAGGCCCGCTCCGGCATCGCCGACTGGTTCCAGACCCGCCGCGCGAAGATCTTCTTCGCCCACGTCTGCGGCTACACCCCGGTGAATGCGCTGCCGGGCAAGAACGCCCGAAAGTACAACGGCAACAACCTCGTCACGGCCCCGTCCGCCGGTCGCATCCTGCGCCCGAACGGCCGCGCCAACGACGCCGCCCTCGTCGCCGGCGACATCTTCAGCCTCAGCCTGATCGACCAGGCGGTGGAGCTGGCGAAGACCGGCGGCGCCGCGGGCAAGGTGATGATCCGCCCCGTCGTGGTCGACGGCCAGAAGGTCTACGTGATGTACCTGCACTCCACGCAGGTCACCTCGCTCCGGACCAGCACCGCCGCCGGCCAGTGGCTCGACATCCAGAAGGCCGCGATGGCCGGCATGCAGTCGAGCAAGAGCCCGATCTTCTCGGGCGCGCTCGGCATGTACAACGGCGTCGTGCTCCGTGAGGCTCAGGACGTCACGCAGGGCGTCTCGGTCGACGGCACCCAGGCCGTGGCCAACACCCGCCGCGCCGTCCTCCTCGGCGCCCAGGCCGCGACCGTGGCCTACGGCAAGGCCGGTGGCGACGAGCGCTACCGCTGGAACGAGGAGCTGTACGACCACAAGCGGAACCTCGAGGTCTCCGCCTGGGCGATCTGGGGCCTGAAGAAGACGACCTTCAACGGCGACGACTTCGGCGTCATCACCGTCCCGACCTACGCCGCGCCCGCCGGCTAAGCCCCCGCCGATCCAGCCTGACGGCTGACCCGGGCCGGGGCCTCGCGCTCCGGCCCGTTCCGCCTTTCCCCCGATCCGTCTGAACAGGAGGTCCTCGTGGCCACCAACGTCCCCCCCGCGTCCCCGTCGGTGCGCGAGTATCGCCGGCAGGAGTCCCAGTACGTCCGCCTGACCGTCACCTTCGCCAACGGCGCCTTCGTCCTGCCGGCCTCGCTGCCGGCCGGCGCGCTGATCACCTCGCTCTTGGTGCTTGTCGAGACCGCGTTCTCGGCCGGCGCCACCATGGTGCTCGGCACCGTCGCGGGCGGTAACGACCTCGCGGCCTCCGGCGACACCGCCGTCACCGCGGCCGGCGTGAAGCGCATCGACACCGCCACCCTGAAGGGCCGGCTCGCCGCCGACACGCCGATCTACGGCACTATCGCGGGCGCCCCGGCCACGGGCGTGGCCACTATCGTGCTGCACTACGCCCCGAACAACGACGGCTGATGCACGCCGCGCTCTGGGTGCTGCACGCGGGCGCACACGCGCTCGCCGACGCGCCCCTTCCGGCCCCGGCCCCCGCGCCGGAGCCGGCCCCTCCTCCTCAGCCTGACCGCCAGACCGAGACCGCGCCCGCCGCGCCTCGGAAGCCTGCGCGCCGACCGAAGGGCCGCCGATGATCCTGCACCGGTTGAGGCGCCTGATCGGCGCCGTGCTCCTGCTCGGGCCGTCCGTGGCGCTGGGCCAGTCCACGCTCCAGCAGCCGTGCACGGACAGAGCGCGGGGCTGCACGGTCGTTACCGTCCCGTCGGCGCTCGACCAGCTCTACGCGAACGACGTCTACCTGCAGAGCGTGATCGGTACCCGTTTCGGGCAGCTCGGCGGCGCCGCGTTCCTGAATGTCGGAACGCTCACGGGGACGGTCGCCGATGGCGGCGCCCTCGCCGCAGAGACCACGCGCGCCCGAGCGGCCGAGCAGGCGAACACGACCAACATCGCGACCAACGCCACGGCCATCGCGACCGAGACGAGCCGCGCACAGGGCGTGGAGGCGCTGAAGGCGCCGATCGCTTCCCCCGCGTTCACCGGCATCCCCACCGTTCCGACCGCGGCCGCCGGCACCGCGACCACCCAGGCGGCCAGCACCGCCTTCGTGGCCAACGCGGTCGCCGCCGGTGGCGGCGGCGGCTCGGGCGGCGTTCCGGCCTCCCGCCAGATCCTGACCTCCGGGCTCGCCACGGGCGGCGGTGACCTTTCGGCAGACCGCACCATCACCGTGCCGAAGGCCGCGCAGAGCGATGTCGCCGCCGGCACCGACGACACGAAGGCGTTGACCGCCTACAGCGTGACGGCGGCGCTCGGAGCGAAGGCGCCGCTGGCCTCGCCCGCCTTCGTCGGCACACCCACGGCGCCGACCGCGCCGACCGGGACGAACACGACGCAGGTCGCCACGACGGCCTTTGCCCGGCTGACCTCCGGAGCAAGCCCCGCCTACGGGACCGCGCCGAACCTGACCCTCGCGGCGTCCGTGTCGGGCAACGCCCTCACGCTCGCGATCAAGACATCGGCGGTGGCCGATCCGAGCGCGGCCGACCCCGTCGTGATCGCGTTCCGAGATGCCACGCTCGCGGCTGGCGACCCGGTGCGCCTCACGCTCACCGCTGCAACCGCCCTGACGATCTCGTCCGGATCGACGCTGGGCGCGGTGAGCGGAAAGCCGTTCCGGATCTGGCTTGTCGCGCTGAACGACGGCGGCACGGTCCGCCTCGCGGCGTTCAACGCCTCCGATGCCTCCGGTGTCCGCTCCATCTCCCCCTACGCCCTCGTCACGGCGGCGGCGTCGGGCAACAGCGTCGGGACCTACTATGCCGGCGTCGCTGTCTCGACCCCGGCCCCCCTGGTGATCCTGGGGTATGCGGAATGGGCCTCGGGGCTCACCACGGCCGGCACGTGGGCAAGTGCGCCGACGACGCTGCAGCTCTTCGGGCCCGGCGTGCCGCGGCCCGGCCAGGTCGTCCAGACCGTCCAGGGCACCAGCACCACCCCGACGCAGGTCACGGCCTCCTCGTTCACGGCGACCAGTCTCTCTGCGTCGGTCACGCCGACGAGCCCGTGCAACCCGGTGCGGTTCCAGGCGGCCGGCGGCCTGACGTCTGAAGCGACCGGCATCGAGGCGACGGCGTCGGTGTTCCGAGGCAGCACGCAGGTCGGCTCGGCCGCCTCGGTGTTCACGAACAACGGCACCAGCTTCACCACGAGCGTCGCCGTGATGCAGGGGCTCGACTTCCCGGGCGTAGCCAGCGCGACGACCTACGGCGTGCAGATCAAGGCCAGTTCGGCGGGCAGCGCGGTCGACTTCCCGCGCACGGTCGGCGGCGGGAACGCCAGCACCATTCTCCTCGACGAGATCATGGGCTGATGGCCGCCCGCCTCTCGTCCCTCCACTGAACCGCGCGCGGAGAGCCCGATGTCCTCCGGACTGTTCCCCGACTCCACCGCGCAGGTGAAATCGGCCTTCGCCGCGACCGCCGACAACCCGCTGATCCAGGCGGACGGGACGTCGAGCGACGACGGCTCGCCGACCCTGCTGCGCATGGTCAACCAGATCGTCGACGAGCTCGACCGACCGGACCTCGTCGGCGCGGTCCGCAACGCCATCCGGAACGCGATCGGCTTCTGGCAGCGCGAGCGCTTCGCGTTCAATGATGGCGTGCTGGAGTTCGTCACCGTGCCGGGGCAGGCCGGCTACGGCGGCTCCTTCCTCGCTGGCCAGAACGTCATGCTGGCCATCGACAGCGCGGTGGCGATCGACGGTTCGAACACGACGTGGAGGCTGAAGGCCGTGCCGCTCGCCAGCCTGGATGCTCTCGGCGATCAGGATCAGGCCGGGCAGCCCGCCTACTTCGCCAAGTTCTCCGAGGGCTACCGGCTCTTCCCGATCCCGGACGGCGTCTACACCATCCGCTTCACCGGCCACGTCCGGCTCGGCGCGCCGGCCACGGATGCCGACACCAGCCCGTGGGTCGACGAGGCCTATGACCTGATCGCGTCCTACGCGAAACGATACCTCGCGATCCATCGCCTCAAGGATCCGGCCCTGAAGCAGGCGATGGACGTGGCGGTCTCGGAGGCGTCGACCTCGCTGAAGGGGCTGGCCACCACCATGGCCGGCACGGGCGTCGTGCAGTCGTACGATCTATGAAGATCTCCTTCGGCGCCTGGGCGCCCGACGTCGCGTCGAACGATGCGACGGTCTCTGCGGTCGCGCGCAACGTGTTCCCGCGCCCTGACGGCTACGGTCCGGTGCCTTCGCCGAACCCGGTCTCGCAGATCCTGCCGGAGATCTGCCGCGGATCGATCGCGGTCCAGGCGCCGAACGGCTCCTGGGTCGCGTTCGCCGGGACGGCCTCGAAGCTCTATCGGCTGAACCCGGTCACCAACGCCTGGGACGACGTCTCCGGTCCGACCCCCTACCTCGTTCCCGAGGGCGATTACTGGTCCTTCGCCCTCTACGGGACGCGCCTGTTCGCGGTGCACCTCGGCGCCGTGCCGCAGGTGATCGACATCGCGACCGGGACGACGTTCTCGGACCTCGTCGCGACCGATCCGGCCAACCCGCCGCCGAAGGCCCGCTTCGTCACGGTGGTGAGCGAGTTCCTGTTCCTCGGGAGCCTGCTGTCCGACCCGACCGCGATCCAGTGGTCGGGCATCGGCGATCCGACCTTCTGGACGCCGGGCGTGCAGGATTCCGACGTCCAGATCTTCCCCGACGGCGGCCACGTCACCGGCCTCGTCGGTGGCGAGAGCCTGATCGTATTCCAGGATCGCGCCATCCAGCAGATGGTGTTCGCGCCCGGCAGCAGCGCGGTGTTCCAGCGCTCGAAGCTCGAGGATGACCGCGGTGCGGTTGCGCCCTGGTCGGTCCTGAAGATCGGCCCGACCATCTTCTTCCTCGATCGGGATGGCGTCTACGCGTTCGCGGCCGGCACCTCGGTGCCGATTGGCAAGAACCGCGTGAACGGCTGGATCCAGGCCCTGCGTGATCCGACCTTCGCGCACACCGCGGTGGCGGTGGGGGATCCGACCGGCAGCCGCGTGCTGTTCGCGATGAAGAGCACGCGGGTCTCGGATCCGACGCTGCTCGACCTCGTGCTGGTCTATGACTCCGTGCAGGATCGGTGGACCCAGCTCGACCTCGTGCTCCGGCACTGGCTGCGCGCCGAGACGGCGCCGGTCAGCATCGACTCCATCACCGAGAACATCGACACGGGCACGAGCCCGTACGACTTCGCGGGCGGCCTCTCGCTCGACTCCGCGCTGTTCTCGGGCGGCGTCCCGCTGGTGGGCGTGTGGGGGACAGACAACCGGCTCGCTCTGCTTGAGGGCCCGAGCATGGAGGCCACGATCTGCACGCCCGACGCGATGGTGTCCCGGCCGCGCCGGACCTACGCGCGCGGCGTCCGGGCCGACACGGATGCGGATTCCTGGTTCGCCCAGGTCGGCACCCGCGAGAGCCTCGGCGTGTCGACCGCGGTGCGCTGGCGCCCCGAGAGCCAGCCGAACGCGGAACGGTTCGCACCCTGCCACGCCTCTGGGCGGTACCATCGCGTCCAGCTTCGCATCCCGGCCGGCGATCCCTGGACCTTCGCCACCGGCATCGAGCCGGACGGCACACCCGAGGGCGCGCGATGAAGGTCCTGGCCAAGGGCGGCATGTTCGATCGCGCCGAACTCGACAAGCACGTCGACGCGATCGCGGATCTGGTGACCGGCGCCTCGCACGCCGTCGGCGATCTGACCCTGACGCCGAACGCCACCTCGACGGTGGTGAAGAACCGCCTCTGCACCGCCGGGACGATGATCGCCTATTCGCCGACCTCCGCGTCGGCCGCCGCGGCGCGCCCGTGGACGGTGTCGGCGGAGAACGGCCAGTTCACGGTCGGGCACGACGCCTCGGCCGCCACCGACCGCACCTTCCACTACGAGCTCCGGCGCCGCGGATGATCCTCACGCCCGTGCCCGCCGACCAGGTCGATGCGATCTGGCCGGTAGCGGAGCCATGGCTGGCGCGCGTCTGCGCCCGGCCGGAATCCGACCTGACCCTCGACGGGCTCCGCGCGCTGTGCCGGACCGGCCAGGGTCAACTCGTGCTCATCGGTCCGGCCGGCGGCGCCCCCGTCGCGGCCGGCGTCACGCAGGTCCGCCAGCACCAGGACAGCACGCGGTCGTGCTGGGTGCTCGCCGTCGGTGGCGGGGGCGCCCGGGCGTGGCGGCACACCCTCGCGCTGATCGAGGCCGGCGCGCGGCGGCTCGGCTGCGCCACCGTCGAGTTCGCGGGCCGGTCCGGCTGGGCCGGGCTGCTGCCGGATTACGGCGCCTACACCCACTTCCGAAAGGTGCTCTGATGGGCGGCTCCACCCAGACCCAGACCTCGCAGCAGCATTCGGAGACCCAGCCCTGGGCCCCGGCGATCCCTGGCCTGCAGGCGGTCATCGGCGACGCAGCGAAGCTGTACAACGGCGGCTCGGGCACGGGCATCTACTCGGGCCCGCGTGTGGCGCAGCTCGGCGACGATGCCCTGTCCGGGCTCCAGTCGATCCGAGATCAGGCCGCCTCGGACAACGCCGGGGCGCTCGGGACCAGCTTCGCGCAGAGCCTGCTCGGCTCGGGCGGGATCTCGCCAACCACGGCGCAGGGCTTGTCGATGCTCTCGGCCGTGCCGAACGTCGACACGTCCCGGCTGTCGGGCCTCGCTGACCGGATCGGATCCGCCTCGAACCCAATCAACCAGACGGCCGCCTCGTTCATGAGCGGTGCCCGGGATCTCACGACCATCCCGCAGCTCGATGCGCTCTACGCGAAGAGCCAGGCGCCGTCAGCCGCCGAGACCAACCTGTCGGGCATCGCCGCCGGTGACAGCCTGGACCCGACCACGAACCCGATCTTCCAGAAGCTGGTGAAGACCTCCTCTGACAACGCCCTCCAGGCGCAGAAGGAGGCCTTCGCCGCGTCGGGCCGGTACGGGTCGGGCTCGTTCGCGGGTGCGGCCACGAAGGCGGTGAACGATACCCAGTCCCAGCTCTATGCCTCGCAGTACAACACCGAGGCGCAGCGGCAGCTCTCGGCCAACTCGCAGATCGACGCCGCTCGGCAGGCCGCCTCGCAGCTCGGCCTCGGCATCACGAACGCCAAGAGCGGGGTGGAGTCGACGAACAACCAGCAGCGCCTCGCCGGCGCCCAGCTCGGGCAGGCGCAGCAGGGCCAGGAGGCGGGCGTCCTCGGGCAGGTCCTGGGCGGGGACGAGTTCAACTCGAACCTCGGTGTCACCAAGGCCCAGGGCTTCATCGGCGCCGGTCAGACCGGGCAGAGCCAGGCCCTCCAGGCGGCCTCCATGCTGCCGGCGCTCGACGCCGCCCGGTACGCGCCCGCGCAGCAGATGCTCGGCGTCGGTTCGATCCTCCAGGGCCAGGATCAGGCCAACATCGGCGCGGCCCAGCAGGTCTTCGATGAGACGAACCAGATGCCGTGGCAGAACCTCGACCGCTACGCCGGCCTCATGGGCGGCATGGCGGGGCTCGGCGGCACCACCGACAGCTACGGCCGCACGCAGACCCGGACGCAGCAGTCACTCGGCTCGACGCTCATCGGCGGCCTGTCGAGCGGCCTTGGCCTCCTCGGCATGCTCGGCTCGCCGGGCGTGAGTGCCGGCGCCCGCATGATCGGCGGCCTCGTCCGATAGGAGCGCACCATGGCCTTCGGCTTCAGCATCCCGGCGATGGGCTCGCAGGATCAGGCGTTCGGCCTGACCCCCGACATGCTCGCGGCGATCAACCAGATGGCGACCGGGGGCGTCGCGGCGCCGGCCGCGCAACAGCCCGCAGCCGCCGCGCCGGCGGCCCAGCCCGCGCAGCAGCCGGCGCCGATGGCCATGAGCCTGTCGGCGGCTCCTGCCGATGCGCCGCGACAGCCTGCCGCCGCGCAGGCGCCGTCGGCTCAGAGCGGCGTCAGCCCATCGCTCGTGGACCGGATCGTCGGCGCAGAGTCGGGCGGGAACGCCACAGCGAAGAACCCGAACAGCTCTGCGACGGGCGCGGGCCAGTTCATCTCGGGCACATGGCTCGACATGATGAAGCGGTACCGGCCCGATCTCGCCGGCAGCTTGCCGAGGGAGCAGCTTCTCTCCCTGCGCAACGACCCCGCGCTATCGCGCGAGATGGTCAACCACTACGCCGAGGAGAACGGCGCGAAGCTCCGGGCGGCCGGCCTGCCCGATAACGATGGCACCCGCTACCTCTCGCACTTCGCCGGGTCCGGCGGCGCTCGTTCCATCCTCTCGGCTAACCCGTCCACGCCTGTCCGCCAGGTGCTGGACGCCAGCCAGGTCGCGGCCAATCCGTTCCTGCGGAACATGACGGCGGGCCAGTTGGCCGACTGGGCCGCGGGGAAGGTCAGCGGCTCGGCGCCGAAGATGGCGCTGCCGGGCGGATCGAGCCGGCCGGCCGCGTTCGGCCTGTCCGGGCCGACCCAGGCGGGCGGCGCAGGCACCGTGCTGCCGGCCGGCGGCGGTGGCATGGCGACGCCGACCCCCGTCCCGGCGGCCGATCCGAGCACGACCGCGATGGCGCCGCCCGGACAGGCGAGCGCCGAGGCCGGCCAGGGCGGCGGCAAGGGCGGCCAGAAGCAATCCAGCGGCGGCCCCTCGCCGATGCAGTTCCGCACCGTGAGGCCGAAGCCCTTCGGCTTCATGTCACCCATGCAGTTCGCCGGGCAGAACCCGAGAGGCACACGATGAGCGACGGCATCCCCTTCGGCGCGGGCGCGGCCTCCATGCTGGACGGCCTGTCGCCCGAGCTCATCGCCCGCCTGCTCCAGGCTCAGCAGCCGCAGCAGGCCACGCAGTCCCCGGTCGATAGCCTCCTGTTCGACCGCGCCGGCATGGGCGCGCCGGACAACGGCTTCTCGGGCTCGTCCGGGACGATCGTCGGCCCGCAACCGCCGCAGGTCGCCCAGCCCGCGCCGGCCCCGGGCCCGCAGGCGACCGGCGCCATTCCGCAGGCGGCTCCGGCCCCGGCTCCGGC